CTGATTTTCGGATGTCAAGGCTTTAAATTTTTTTGTAAGTTGAGTCAATCCCACGGGGTGCAATACATCCAGTTGCTCCTGCTCCAGGTAGTCTGCTATGCCGCGCAGCACGGCGGGTAAATGACTCTGGCTGATCTGGCACCTGCGGTAAGCAAAGTTCTCGATCTTACCCAACAAAGCGTTGCCTACCCTTGATACGACACCACGGACCATACCGGACTGATGGCAGTGATCCACCACCCAGTCCGATGTCTTTCGCAGTATCAGTGGACAAGTTTTGGGCTGATGTTTGACCCTCCAGTCCTTGAGTTTATTTTGTGGAAGATACATCTAGCTCCGTGAGTAAATCTTTCAGGGCTTTCTTCTCTTGCGTTAGGTTCTTACGTTGCTCCATCATCCTTTCGATTCTGAAGGACAGAGTCCGTGACTCCTGTCGGATCATATCGATCCTAGTCTGTATTCTTTCGACGTTACTTTCTACTTGTGACATACTCATATTATTTTTTGAAGGGACGGAGTTGGCTCTGCTCAAGTGCGTAACCTTTTCCGTAACCCAGATCCTTTATGTTTTTCTTGTTTATTAGTTCCTTCTTCCAGCACCAGCCAACCATCTTTACAGTCCAACGATCCGGCGTGATGCACATGATATACATATCCACATCGGGGTTTTCTTTGAGGGTTGCCAGTAACTTTCCGAGGGCGTGGTGAGTGCTTTTGACATCGTAGGAGTAACCGTTCATTACCCCATCGGCTGACCCAGCACGAGGGCTGAGGCCTAGATCAAAAAATACATTGAAATGTTTGGCTACCGCATACTCAGCGGTGACTCCTTGGGCATCTATATCAAGCCCAGCCATGTCGGTTCGCTTCATGTCCTTGACATTGTTGCCTCTGGACAGCACGGATCGCAGGTGTCCTACATGCTGGCACATCATGACTTCGTCGTCAGTTAAATTAATCTCAATCATTTCGTGATCCCATTTGAGTACATGCATTTGCCTGTCTTTTTTCTTTCTGAATTAGCCAAGGCCCTCCATGCTACTGCGTCCCAATCTTCATCGATTATGTGTCGAATAAGTGCGTCCAGTTCGTCAGCGGACTTGTCCATATCCCAGTGAAGGGGCTTGTCGGGATGATGCTGTTGGTTACCCAGGTAGCTGAGATGAGACACAGCGGCGAGCGCGTGAGGAAAATATTTAATAAGGCCAGAATACATTGGGTATTTCTTGCGTTCTTTTGCGTCAGTTGGTAGTGCGTTGTTCATAATTATTGTTTTACTTCAGGTTCCATTCTTAACATCCAGTAAAGGTTAGCCGCGGCTTTGGCTACACGGATACCCCACTGGCTCTCTTCGTCCGTCCACTCGTAGTGCATATGCTCTGCCGTCTCGCAGTCCACGATGACGGATCTAATCTTGGGAAGGTAAGGTAACTTCTGTAGGTGCATCAGCATGAATGCTTCAATGGCTAGCTGACAGCAGTCCTTCTGGTATCGTTTGGCTTTACCCTTAGTATTTACACGGCACTTGTAGTCCGCGAGAAATATTCTGGAGTCCTTAATACCTACGAAGTCAACGGAGCCAGCAATCTTAATGCCGCCGTGACTGACCAGCTTTTCACAACTCAAGGCTTGGACATTGTTGTCATCAATCCAGTCCAGAAATGGTAAGGCCCACTTGTCCCAGCATGATTTACCTGGGTGTTCGTCAATGCCTAGCACATGGTGGTTTATCATACGCTCGATAGTTCCGTGAACCGATGTGCCGAACTCATGCGATGGTATCAACTCACCATCTTTTGGGTGCGGTCTAGTTCCGTAGACCATCTCTGCAAGATTGGCCCAAGGCAAGTCCGGATGCTCTCTGGCTAAGTCCGTCATCATCCTTGGCTTGTAGACTTCATCAAGGAACGAGTCCTTGACTATGCCTAGCACGGTCGTGACTGACGGATAAATGTCGGCGCCAGCTTTACGAGCTTGTGCAGGAGTCCCCACCTTCGCCTCAAACTGAGGCTCCGATGGGTTCTTGCAGTTATAGAAGTGACTCATATTTCCTCTTGATCGAGGATGAAGTTAAGTGCGTCACGAAGAGCATCGAGGTCTGAGCATTCAGCCTTGACATAATCAATTGTGCATAGTTCTTGATCGCCCTCAGAGTTCACAATCACTATACTCTTACTCTTTGGATCTATTATATTGTCTACATACAAAGCCCGTAGATGTCTTTGCGCCATCAAAGCAAGTAGCTCCGTGTCACTGCGAGGCTCTAGCTCGGTCTGGATAGGCATAATATACCGATCCCCAGCTTCAAGTTGTCCGATGCGAGCATCAGAGAATCTGCCACGGAGTCCCATGGCTGATACGATTTCATCATGAGGCAAGCCTATGGCTGGCCCGTCTGGATACGTGTGTATTTTTACTTTCATATGTTTAGTTGGTTATGGTGAAAGTTCAGAATAATTACTAGGATGCAACCTTTTTCTGTCGCTCAATCCTTTCGCAAATGGCTCGATGCAACCAGTCGGAGATAGTTTGGTTCTGTATGCGGCTATCTAAATATTTCATTTGTTCCTCACTCACTCGCACCATGAACGTCTTGCATGGGAGCGCATCCTTAACTTTACTCACTGGCTCCCAACCCTCAATAACTTCTAGGATTGCACTAATTACTTGGGATCGATCAATCTGAAACCACTCTCCGCGAACCTTGAAGTTTGCTAATTTTTGATGAATGGCGTATTCAACCTGACCCGTTGTAGCATTTAACTGTTGTTCATCAACGACGGCTTCAAACATAATGCTCATTTGAATAGGGTTTGCCGCCTGTAAGGATTTCATTCGTTCCTTTACTGGCCTGTAAGTCATGCCCACCTTAACGTAAGGTCCGCAGGCAATGGCGTATATTTTCCCGAATTTATATTGGTCACATCTCATGTTTTTTATTTGGTTCGTTTTATGTAGGCATAGCTTCACTTAAAAACTATGCAGGAAAATTCTAGTAACAAGTTGGATCATTCTAGTAACATGGTGGAGTATACGATTAACATAACTTACACCTAATTCCATATAAGGATACCCTAGCTTTTATGTCAAGTAGAAGTTTGGTAAGTGATTCAAGTTCAAAGATATTTAATTATCTTACACGCTTGTCAGTATGCGGTAAATTCAATCTTCCTTTAGCCGCGTAGTATTGATTCATGCTAATAGTGCTATCCTTTACAAGGTCCTTGAGAAGTCCGTGACCCATGAGGACTAACTTGTTTATCCTTCTGGCTTCATCGTTTATTCTCTTGGTGTCTTTATCCTTCTTTGCCTTTAGCATTTTGGTGCTGTAAATGCCGCGCCTAACCGCCAAGTGGCGCAGTGCCTCTGGTCTACCCTCCCACGGAGTTCCTAAGGCTGCGTTGCCCCAACTCATTTTTTCATCCTCGATTCGTTTGATTACTAGCGATAGCCAGTTAGCCTCAGCCTCTGGATCGACGCAGATTTTTTGCCTGCTCGGTCTACGTTCTACGCCATCGGTAATGTCCGCAGTCTTGAGGAGTTCGTGATATTTTTCTGTCATGGACTGGCAAAAAGCCAGGGTGGATCGTGCTGATTCGGAATACATATTTAGTTGTTGTTAGTTGTGATTAAATGGTGGAGGTGGGAGGATTTGAACCCCCGTCCTTAGTTCTAGACCAAGTCGATCGCCTTACACCCCCTGTTAGTTGTTTTGCTGCGCGGCATCGCCCGGCAGTCTCGTTTGAATGCTACGGAAAAACGTAGCCTTGTCTACCAAAAAAGCCCGCACCGGGTAAGGGTGCGAGCTTAGTAGATTTAACCTAGTGCCTCTTCTTTAGTCCAAAGTGCGGACTCAAAGCCTTCGGTTGGCCGTCCCGCCCTATGCCATAGTGAAAGGGCGAGATCGTATCGATTGACCGCGAGGTATCGGGTTGCCTCAAAGACCTCGTTGGCTTGTTCAAACATCCAATCATTTAAGTCCGCGTAATCAGGGTGCGGCCACGGGACTTGGTCGGCTGGTAGTAGTTCGCTTGGCTCTAGAGTTTCCAGGCTTTGGTTTGAGCCAACAGAGAAAGGCACGGTGTCTCCGTATGGATCTCCGTCGTAGTTCTCTGGTAGTTCGACTACTTCAGTGTCCGCTAAAGTATCGAGCGCGTATGTTTTTAGTAATGCTTTCATAGTATCGTTTATGTTTGTTGGTTATAGGTAGTGTGATATGATTGTGACAGCTAGCAGTATCCCGCCAACGATCAAACTCCAGATGACAATATAAGCACTTTCCTCTTGCTTATCTGTTTTGACTAGCCTGTTTTGTTTTTTCATTTTATTACTTTCTATTTTATTTGTTTATGTCGCTACTGTCTAAAATCTGCCAGTATTCTTCGTAGCCGTAAACTCTCTCGCCTACCTCTACCTCGACGGGGTAAGCGTCAAAGTGTTTTTTATGGTCGCGAACAAAGTCGGCAATATCTTTTGAGATGTCTTGTGTTTTCATAGTATCGTTTATGGTTGTATCGTTTATGTTATTGGTTCGCCGGGGATTTCCGGCACCCAAAAAGCCCGCATCCCTAAGAATGCGAGCTTGTTTGATTTAAGCGATTGCTTTGCAACGCTTGTCGTAGTAAGGCGATTCATGCTCCCAACCGAATCCCCTACCGTAAGCGTTATTTTCGTCGGAACAGTAGTCTTCAATGCTTTCCCAAGCATCAAAGCTATGCTCGCAGACATTTATTTCGGTGTGCATGGCAAGGATATGTCCGCTATGTAAGCGAAACAATAGGTGATAGCACCCGCCTCCAGAGCTGAACCAATCCGCTTCTACAATGTTGCTTTCGTAGCGTTTGAACATATCGCTGCAAAAGCTTTGAAACTTTGGATTAGGTATCCATACCACGCTATCAAAGAATGATTCTAAGGTTTGCCTGGCATCGTTTGTATCTGTTTTTGTTTTCATAGTATCGTTTTTATTAGTTGGTTTAACGGAACATCCGTTACCCAAAAAGCCCCGCCCTTGTGAGGCGAGGCTGAGAGGTTTATGCGGTTTGCTTTTTTGCTTCTAGGGTTTCAACTACCTTAGAGACAAAGGGCTTTAGTTGCTCGTTGAGTTCGTCGCGAGCAATGGCATCCACTATAGAATGACTTAACCTTGTCATAAGGACATCTACGCCAACTTGGCATAAATCTACCAACTTGCCGTCTTCGACTAGTTCTGTTGCATCCCAGTAATATTGTCTTTCATCTTCAGTCCAAGCGAACCTTGCGAGATTAACAATATTCCAAGCATCGCGGTAATACATACTGAGATTTTCAGCAATGTAATTTTGCGTTTCATATAACCAGTCTTCAAACATATTGAGCCAATCGGTATCGTTATGTTCAAGGTAGTAAGATATAACCTTTTTTTGAAGTTCTGTCTCTTCGTCTTTGATTGCATCTTGGACGCGGTCGCGGACGTGGAATTTTATGTCTTCAAATGTTTCTAGTTTCATGATATTTATATTTTTGTATTAGTTGGTTATAAGCGGAATGCTTACACCCAAAAAGCCCCTTAGCGAATAGCTAAGAGGCTGAGTAGTTTTCCTATTGGAAGTAAAGCGGTCTTGCCCACTTTTGAAGTTCCTGCAGTGTTTTGAACTCTCCGTCATCCACCGTTATACAACAGTAATACGGATACTCGCGTTCGTCGGTATAGAATAAGTAATGCCAACCCGTGGCTTTGCACTTGTAGACTTCTGCCTTTGTGGCTTCTAAAAAGGTTTGGTCGTAAGTATTGCACTCACTCGGGTCAACCTTTTCGGATTCTGCAAAAAGCAACTTAGCTTGCTCAGCTTCCCCCTCCGACTGTATGTCATCAAGAAGTTCAGCTTTTTTTCTTAAATTTTCAGCAAGCCTAAACTTCGCTTCGTTTTCTTTGTCCCTCCAATAGTTAATCTTGCGATTCAATTCAACTAAATCGCTCTGCAACTTGGACTCACCTTTGCTGTGTATCAGTGTTTCGTTTTTCATAGTTTTGATTTTTGTATTTTTGGCTCTCCCTATTTTATGGACGGCTTGAGACTCCCACAGAGTGTGGCTAGGTTACCAACTATGTCCCCCTTTGCTAGGTCGTCATACATCCCTGCTTTACCAACAGAGAGAAGCTAGCGGTAGGACTGTCAAAGAACGGAACTGCACCCCCAATATGCACAGTTTCCAACCCCGTGCAAGCTTTTTTTTCAAGATAGTTAATTGCCCTTGTGGACTCCGTTTCCGTGACTCCGTGGCATCCCCCTTCTTAGCCCCTTTATACGTAGCCTGCATGGATTGAATGAGTGGAATGAGTGGAATGAATCCTTTCCGCTTCTGATAAATAAATAATTCCTTCACATGGTGCTGGCCTTCACCCTGGTAACTCGAGTTTCATAAATCATTGATAGCCAACGTAAAACAAGATCAGCAAGCCCGGTAAAACTGCAACG